GCTTGTTGCAATAACACAAGAATTTAATTCTTTGTGAAAATAAACATTCAAGCCGGTTGAATTGCTTATGTTTTGTATTTCTGTTACTAATTCCATGATTCAACCTGAAGTAAAAGAAACCCAAAAACAAAGAGAAACGATGAAAACAACAAAGATTATTGAAAGCGCCAGTATTGCGCCTTCGCTTTCTGTTTCAGGGCATTTTCTACCCTGGCAGCAGCCCATCGGGTAACCGTTTTTTTCGCAGCATGTTTTCATTTCATGAGACCTTTCCAGAAATTTTGTGATTTACCGGCCTTTGCACGGCGATACCTTGCAACCATTCCTTTGCTTATCCCAACATCATCAGCAATCGCCTTGCATGTTTTTTCACTGCTAATAATGTGATCCAACTGTTCATCAGTTATTTTTCTTCGTGAGTTGCTTATCTTCAATTTCCTGAGTTCGTTTTTTGCAGGTGTGTTAAGGATGCACGAACCAAGATAAGCCATGTGCTCCTCTTGATTTCGATGCACTGAATGAGCTGGGTTAACGCACAATTTATTCAGGCATTTTGATGACCAGTAGCCTTTTTCTGGTGTGTTTTTCTTGAGTAGGTAGCTAACCACCAGGCGGACTGGTTTCATAGCACCTTCATAAAACACCATGGGCACCCCGTTACCGAGATAGCCTTGCCAGATATGGCAGCTTCCCTCCTCAATCACGCGGCTTGTGATGGATGCCATGTCAAACGGCTTTTTGTTTCGCCCCATTACGATGCCCACCAGCTTACAAGGAGGATGGCTAGGCCGGAGCCGATGACTGTGGCTAATGCGTAATCCAAGATCGTGTTTTTCATACGCGTTCCAGGTAGGATTCAAGGCGCGCAACACGCTCTTCATAAGCATCTACACGGGCTTCATTCCAGGCCATGGCGGCTTTGGATGACTCCACATCTGCATGAGCATCCAAAAGATCAATGCGTGCCTCTGCAAGCTGCTTTTCAGCCACTTGTCGAGCGTCCGGTGTTTTAAATAGGTGGGCGATTTTCATGATTGACCTCTTAATGCAAAACGCTGAATCCACGGCCAGCCAAGCAGTTTTTAATTACTTGTCGTTGACTTGTCTCCCCACTGATAGCACCAGTCGCACCAGCATTCAGAGCGCCGACCATTGCGCCCTCATTCCGATAACCCTTAACACCCATGGCGCTCATCACAAGAGCACCGAAGATGGCGCCAGCAACTGCGCCAGCAGCAGCATTACCCGCAGCACCAGCGAGCTTTTGAGCGTGTTGCTGGCATTCGGCCAGGTTTTGCTCATATTCCGCTCCTGGGCGGTCTACGATGGGGCGATAGTTGGCCCCAGTGTTTGCACAGCCAGTGGCTGCAATTGCGATCATCATGATGATGGTGAGTTTTTTCATTTTGGTCTCTTTCGGTTGGTAAATTTATTCGTCGTCTGCCGTTGTGCAATCAATGCATCCTGGGTGGTCTGGGTCGCGGCAATCCGGGTTGCTCATCAGCGCGGATTGATACGCCCGAGCTGCTCTTGCCTCAACTCTCAACGCATTTAGCTCGGCTTCATGGTCTTCATCAAATATCATCTTGTTTCCCGGTTAAATGGTTTTCATTACCCACTGAAATTTCGTGAATATGCTGCGCTCAATGGACATGAAAGGGTGAGCGTCTACGTAGATGGTCGCGCTGCCTTCGCCGAACAGCTCATTGCGAATGAATTTGCGGGCCGCACGATTTGCTCCAAGCACAGTATTTGCTGCGCGTGAGCGAGTCATGTATGTGCTGTTGTTGCCAGCATTCCAGGTGATATTGCTTGTCTTGTTCATTTCGTTTTCTCCGGTTTGTGTGTTGCGATGGGTGTATTCTAATACCAAAAAGGTAGCCCTACAATATTATTTTGTAGGTGTAAACCCTAGGTTTTTTCACTTGAACTTGGCATACAATGATCCTGTCGAGCGTGGCAGCAAGACAAACCACAAGACCCATTTGGTCTTGGATCTCCAGCCCGAAAGGGCCATGCTGCCACGCGGAGATCCAAGAACCAGATGGGTTTTTTTCGTTTCAAAACTGGAGTAAATATGCATGCAATGAAAGGCACGTCATGAGCACGGCGCTTCAAACCCTGACCACCAAGCTGGCCAATACCCTGGACATGGGGGTTAACAACGGAGATGAGCTTGTTGCAACCCTGAAGGCTACCGCGTTCAAGGGCGGAACCCAGGTGACAGACGCACAGATGACCGCCCTCATGGTGGTGGCGAACAATTACGGCCTTAATCCCTGGACTAAGGAGATATTCGCATTTCCGGATAAAGGCGGCATCGTCCCCGTGGTGGGGGTAGACGGATGGTCTCGGATCATCAACAACCACCCGCAGTTTGACGGCATCGAGTTTGAGCAGGACGAGCAGAGCTGCACCGCCATAATCTACCGCAAAGACCGTAGCCATCCGGTAAAGGTCACCGAGTACATGGCCGAATGCAAGCGTGCCAACGCCGGGCCATGGCAGAGCCACCCACGGCGCATGCTGCGCCACAAGGCCATGATTCAGTGCGCCCGTCTGGCTTTCGGGTACACCGGGATTCACGACTTGGACGAGGCCGAGCAAATCGCGGCCGGCACCAAAAACATGGGCGTGGCAAAAGAGGTGCAGACACCCACCGTGACCGCCGAAGTGTTGGACGCAGCTCGCCAGGCCGCCTGCATGGGCCTTTCCGCCTATGGTGAGTTCTGGAGGTCAATCAGCATCGAAACGCGCAACTCAATAGGCAAAGACGAGCACAACCGGCTGAAAGAGGCCGCCACGAAGGCCGACCACGCCCGCACCGTGGACGCCACACCGGTCAAGCAAGCCGCGCAGCAGCCCGCAGTCAAGTCCTTTGAGGAAATCATGACCATGCTGTGCCAAGCCAAAACCGAAGACGCGCTGTACATCGGCGGCGACTGGATCAATACCATCAACGACCCCGATCAGGCGGAGATGCTCAACAACAAATTTGACGAGCGCTTGGCAGAAATGCGAGGTGCCCATTGATCCACCACCAACACGATCAGGGGTCTCCTGAGTGGCTGGCCGCGCGAAAAGGCCTGATTACCGGCAGCATGCTCAAAGTGGCACGGGACAGGCTTAAAAACGGCAACCCATCCAAGGCGTGCCAGCAGTACGCAATGGACCTGGCCCGCGAGCGCTGTGGCGGCAAGTCTCCCGACAAGTTCCAGAGCTACCACATGCGCGTGGGCTCCGAGCAGGAGGCCTCCGCCCGCGCCGCCTATGAGGCAGCCACCGGCAACCTGGTTGAAGAGGTGGGCTTCTTCGGTGACGAGGGCGCCGAGTTTGGGTGCAGTCCAGATGGATTGATTGGCACTGACGGCACACTCGAAATCAAGTGCATGGTGTCAAGCGACACGCTATTCACAGCCGTTGTGGATGGCGACGTGAGCGAGTACATGGACCAGTGCCTGGGCTACCTGTGGATGCTGGGCCGCGAGTGGGTAGACCTTGTGCTGTGGGCACCTGATCTGGAACACATCACCATCAAGCGCATCACCAAAGCCGACTACACCGGCCACATTGAGGCGCTGGAAAAGGACTTACTGGCCTTTGCACAGACCGTGCGGCTGGCCGAATCGAAACTGCGCAAAGTTCTGAAAACATAGGGTAACCACCTAGAAAAAAGATGGCGTGCACATTGAAACGCTACCTTTTTGGTATTAGAATTGAGCCATCGCAACCAAACAGGAGAAAATCACCATGGCAGATATCTACGGCAACGATGCCACGCTGGGCGACGATGCCACGCTGGGCGACGGGGCCACGCTGGGCAACGATGCCACGCTGGGCGACGGGGCCACGCTGGGCGACGGGGCCACGCTGGGCAACGATGCCACGCTGGGCGACGGGGCCATGCTGGGCGACGGGGCCACGCTGGGCGACGGGGCCACGCTGGGCGACGGGGCCACGCTGGGCGACGGGGCCACGCTGGGCGACGGGGCCACGCTGGGCAACGATGCCACGCTGGGCGACTGGGCCATGCTGGGCGACGGGGCCACGCTGGGCGACTGGGCCAAGCTGGGCGACGGGGCCATGCTTGGCAAGCGGATAACGTCGGAAGGCATTAGAGTCCGCGCGCTAATGACGATGGCAAACGTTGACGGTTCAGGGCGTCGTATCCACATCTACATCCACGCCGATGGCATCTTGATTCGCGCCGGGTGCTTTAAGGGTGATTTGGATGAGTTTTGCCAAAAAGCTACCAAAGAAG